GATCAGGATCACGAGGACGGCGACGCGAAGAAGGCCAAGGGTTCCCGCGCCGGCGACGAGGATCCGGACGAGGATGCCGAGGATGATGCGCCGGACGAGGGCGACGACACGGACAAGAAGGGCAAGAAGGCGAACGCGAAGGATGACGACGGCGACGATGACGAAGACGAAATGCGCGGCAACAGCGCCGCCGCAGCTGCGCGCCGTCGCGAACGCGCGCGCTGCGCAGCGATCTTTGCGTCGAAGGCTGCAGCCAAGAACCCGGCGCTGGCCGCGAATCTCGCTTTCAACACCAGCATGACCCGCAAGGAAGCGCTGGTAGTGCTGCAGAACTCGCCGGCCGCTGTGGTGCCCGGCAGCGGGCGTGATGCCCGCAACCCGAACCTCGGCGCCGGCGGCACCGTCCAGGTCAGCGGCGCGCAAGCCGTGGCATCGGGCTGGGATCGCGCTTTTGCCAGGGCGAACCCGCAGCGAGGCCGCCAGTAATCCATACCTTTACTCATCAAGGACCTGAACAACATGGGCAATCCCACTGTCACCCCGCTGTACGAAAACTGGCATGACTTCGGCTTTATCATCAGCGAAGCCAACGGTCACATCTCCCGCGAGACCATTACGTTGAGCGGTTCCGCCAAAGTCCTGCCTGGTACCGTGCTCGGCCAGCAGACGACCGGTACGACCGCTGTGGCGGCCGCGCTGGGCACCAATACCGGCAACGGCACCTTCGGCGCGATCACTGTCGGCGCAGGTGCGCAGCCTGGCGCATATACCGTCGAGTTCGACGACGCGACGCACTACGTCGTGACTTCGCCCGTCGGCCAGGAAGTCGGTCATGGAACAACCGGTTCCGCATTCAGTGCCGGCGGCCTGGGTTTCACGATCACCGCCGGCGGCACGGCGTTCGTCGCGGCCGACAGCTTCACCGTCACCGTTGCGGCAGGATCCGGCAAGTACTTCCCGCTGAACCTGTCCGCGAACGACGGCACCGCAGTCGCGGCGGCGATCCTGTGCGCTTACAAGGATGTGACCAGTGCCGACAAATCCGCTGTCGTGATGAAGCGGATCTGCGAAGTCAACGCATCCGAACTGATCTGGCCCGCAGGCATCACCACTCCGCAGATCGCTACCGCAACCGCACAACTCGCTGCGACCTCGGTCATCCTGCGCTAAGCCGCGCTACCCAACTGAGCAAGCCACCTTCGGGTGGCTTTTTTTACGCCAAAAGGAAAAGAAATGGCCGATATCCTCAATATTTTCAATCAGGACCCGTTCAGCGCGATCGCCCTGACCGATGCAGTGCAGCGCAACCCGTTCCAGCCGGTCGGTCTGGGGCAGATGAACATTTTCGATCCGAACCCGATCCGCACGACCGCGCTGGCCGTCGAGGAACGCACCGGTCAGTTGACGCTGATCCCGTTCTCGGAACGCGGCGCTGAAGGCACCCAGCGCACCACCGAAAAGCGCAAGATGCGCTACTTCGAGGTGCCGCGGCTGATGCACGACGACACCATCTATGCCAACGAAGTCCAGGGCATCCGCGAGTTCGGCCAGGAATCGGTGCTCATGCAGGTCGAGACCGAGGTTGCACGTCGCCTGTCCGGTCCGACCGGCCTGCTGGCCAGCGTCGAGTACACCAAGGAATACCTGCGCCTCGCGGCCGTGCAAGGCATGGTTCTCAATCCGAAAGACGGCTCGGTGCTGTACAACTGGTTCGACGAGTTCGGTATTTCCCAAGCCTCAGAAGTCGCCTTTAACCTGTCGGCCGGTACGGCGAACTCGCTGCGCCCGATCTGTAACGCACTGGTTCGCTCGATGGCGCGCAAGGCCCAGGGCGCGTTCACCCCGACCACGAAGGTGTATGCACTCTGCGGCGACAGCTTCTATGACCTGCTGGTCAACCACCCGGATGTGATCCGCACGTACGTCAACTGGTCCGACGCCCAGGCGCTGCGAAACAACAGCCAGGGCGCCGCATTCGAAGCATTCGAATTCGCCGGCATCACCTGGGTCAACTACCGCGGCTCCGACGACAATTCGACGATCAAGATCGCGGACGACAAGGTCAAGTTCTTCCCGGTCGGCGCGCCCGGCATCTTCCGCGAAGCGAACGCCCCGGGCGAGACCGTCGACTGGGTCAATACCCCTGGCAAGCCGGTCTACGTTCTGCCGATCTTCGATACCCAGCGCCGCATGTGGTGGAAGATGGAAGCGTACTCGTACCCGCTGTTCATCTGCACGCGTCCGGAGGTCCTGCTGTCGGGCCGCGCTGGTGCCTAAACCATGATCGACTGGGACAGCCTGGTAGCCGGCCCGATCGTGAATGTGTTCGGCGAGCCGGTTCGCTACATGCCGGCGACGACGCGGCCGTTCGACATCACCGGAAATTTCGTCGCTGCATATGTCGAGATCGATCCGCAGAGCGGCATGGGCGTGACAAACGCGCGCCCCATGCTCGGCGTTCAGCTGTCCCAGTTCCCGACGCCGCCCCTGCAGGGTGACCGGCTGACGATCCTCCGCACTGGCGAGACGTATTCCGTCAACGACGTGCGCGATGACAGTATCGGCTGGGCCAACTTGATCCTCAACCTGGACCCGTGATGAGCTACATCCCCGTCACCGCGCGCCGCAAGATCCGAAGCGCGGCCATGAATGCTCTGTCCGTTCTGCGTTCGACCAATCGCGTCAGGCTGCTTGCGTCACCTGGCCTGTTGCCTTCGCAGTCCGAGACGATGCCCGCGCTCCTCGTTCGTGTGTCGTATGCGAACAAGGAGACGTTGACCGCATCCCGCCCCGACTTCACGACGACAGTCACGCTGGAGATGGAGTCGCGGCTCACTGCGGCAACCGGCGAAGTGGCGCAGGACCAGATTGAAGACCTCGATGCCCGCATCGAGCAGGCGCTGCTGACGAATCTCGATTTCGTGGGATTGACACAGCGGATCACGATCGAAACCTCAACGGAGATGACGTCGGAGGCGCGCGATGTCATCGCGTGGACGAAGTGGTCGGTACGCTGCGAGCTCGTGGAGATCTTTGACCCCGTCTTTGAAGCGCCTGATTCGCTGGAGCCCGTCGCGGTGCCTCTTACCGAAGTCACCATCGACGCCGGCGGCCTGGCCGGCATCGACATTCCGCTTCCGCAATAAGGAAAACCACTATGTACGTTCAACCCGCACCGGGCCTCGTTATCCGGGACCCGGACCTGCTCGATTTGTTGCCCGACGAGGGCCGCGACGTGCCCAACACCGAATACTGGAGCCGGCGTCTGCGCGACGGCGACGTCGTGGTGGCAAAGCCGACACAAGACACCGGAGCGTAAATGACGATCCCATTCAAAAACATCCCGTCCACCTTGCGCGTGCCGCTGTTCTACGCCGAGGTGGACAATTCCCAGGCGAATACTTCGCAGCAACCCCAGCGCGCGCTGATCATCGGACAGGTGACCGCCGCCGCGATCACGGCCGGTACGGTGCCGAACGTGCCCGTCATATCGCAGGGTGTGAGCGACGCGGCATCGGTGGGGGGCGTCGGCTCGCTGCTCCACCTGATGACGCAGGCCTACCGCCTGAACGACACGTTCGGCGAAGTCTGGTACTTGCCGCTAGCCGACGATCCGGGCGCGACCGCGGCGACCGGCAGCATCACCATCACGACGGCGGCGACCACGAACGGCACCCTGTACCTGTATATCGGCGGCGTGCGCATCGCGCAGCCCGTGCTGTCCACGCAAACGACTTCCCAGGTGGCGAGCGCACTGGCGGCGACGATCAACGCCACGTCCGGCCTGCCCGTCACCGCCAGTGCGGCCTCGAACGCGGTCACTCTCACCGCGATCAACAAGGGGCCGACTGGCAACGATATCGACCTGCGGCTCAACTACCTCGGTACCCGTGGCGGCGAAGTTCTCCCGTCGGGCCTGGCTGTGTCGATCGCCGCGATGGGCAGCGGCGCGACCGCTCCCTCGCTGACGACGGCGCTGGGGAACCTGTCGAACATGACCTTCGACTTCCTCGTTAGCCCGTACACCGATGCGACCAGCCTGGACGCACTCAAGACCCTGCTGAATGACACGACCGGCCGCTGGTCGTGGAGCACGCAGCTGTACGGCCATTTCTTCGCAGCTGCGCGCGGTACCGTGGGCGCGCTGACGACGCTGGGCACGGGCCGGAATGACCAGCATGGCACGATCATGGGCTTCAACGATTCGCCGACGCCCAACTGGATCTGGGCCGCTGCCGTGGCCGGCGCCGCTGCGGTGAGTCTCCGTGCCGATCCGGCGACGCCGCTGCAGACCGTGGCCATCCAGGGCGTGCTGGCGCCGCCGCTGCAGTCGCGTTTCCTGCTCACCGATCGCAACGTGCTGTTGTACGACGGCATCTCGACCTTCAGCGTCGGTGATGACGGCACCGTGTTCATCGAAAACCTCATCACCACGTACCAGAAAAACGCCTTCGGCGCGGCCGATAACAGCTATCTGGAAGTCGAGACGATGTTCACGCTGGCTTTCGTGCTGCGCGCCCTGAAGACGGTCGTGACCAGCAAGTACGCGCGCGTCAAGCTGGCGGCGAACGGCACGCGCTATGCGCCGGGATCGAACGTGGTCACGCCGAACGTAATCCGCGCCGACCTGATCGCGGCGTACCGGACGCTGGAAGACGCTGGCCTGGTGCAGAACGGTGATGCGTTCAAGCAGGCCCTGGTCGTCACGCAGAACGCAAGCAACCCGAACCGGGTCGATGTGCTGTTCCCGGCGACGCTCATCGCCCAAGTCCGCGTGTTCGCGCTGCTGGCGCAGTTCCGCCTGCAGTAATCGATCAATCGCGCCGCCTGCTGAGTGGCGCGTCAAACTAAGGAGCCTCTATGGCTGATACCACGAACCGTCTGGCGGGTGTTGCGTACATCAGCGTCGACGGGAAAAACTACATGCTCGCCGCGGACGCCACGTACAGCGTCTCGAAGGTCAAGCGTGAAACGCTGACCGGGCAGAGCGGCGTGCATGGCTACAGCGAAACCCCGATTCCCGGATCGATTTCCGGCACCTTCCGCGATGCTGGCAGCCTGACCGTGGCGGACTTCAACGCCATGACGAACGTGACCGTCATGCTCGAGCTGGCCAACGGCAAGATGGTCGTCGGCCGCAACATGTGGACCGTCGAGAGCCAGGAGGTGAAGACCTCCGAAGCAACCTTCGAAGTGAAGTTCGAAGGCATGACGGTCGAGGAGGTGTAATGGAAGAGAAGATCATCATACTGCGCAAGCCGATTGTCATCGGTAACGTGACGTTCGCCGAGCTGAACCTGCGTGAGCCTGTCGCACTCGAGTTGTCGAAGGCAAGCGCGGCCGGCAATGGCAATCACGTTGCGACGGCCATTTCCCTCATTTCGCAGGTGGCTGGGGTTCCTCTCGCGGTCGCGAACCAGCTCAGTCAGCGCGATTTTCTGGAGGCGAACGATTTTTTGAACGGGTTCGGGGCCGCTGGCCTCGAAACTGGCGAGACGTCATCGCTGAGCTGACGCTGTTCTACCACTGGGGACCGCGCGACGCCTGGTCCCTTCCGTGGGGCGGAGAGGGCGGATTGGGTTGGTGGAACGAGCAGGCCGAACGCATGATGAAGAGGGCACAGAATGGCCAATAACCTGACCGTTACGATCAGCGCCGTCGACAAGGCAACCGCGACCATCAAGCGGATCAACGACTCGATGAACCGTGCGGTGGCGCCAGTCCGCAACATCCAGAGGGTTGGCGGCGAGATCGCCAAGAATCCTGTCGTCGATGGCCTGCGCAGGATGGGCGGCGCCGTGGGCACCGTGGCAAAAAGCCTTGGTGTTGTCTCGGGCTCGATGGCTGGCCTTACCGCAATTGGCGTCGTCGCCGGCGTCGCGGAGCTAACGTCGCATTGGGCCCGGCTTGGCAGGGAGATCGGAAACACCAGTTCATCGCTCGGAACAACCACGAAGGGCCTGGTGACGATGCGCGGCGCCGCGCGCATGGCGGGTCTGTCGGCCGAGACGATGGACGGCAGTCTTGAGTCGGTGCGGCAGACGATGCATGACGCGCGCTGGGGGAGAAATCCGCCAATCGTCGGATTGATGAACCGGCTGGGTATGACGTTCCGTTACACCAAGGATGGATCGATCGATGCCGTCGAGAGCCTGAAGGATATCGCCAATGCGATGGCCGCTCAACCTGATGTCGGCGCAAAACATACGATTGCCCAGGCTTTTGGCGTGGATGCGCTTTATCCGTTGCTGAGCAAGGGCCGAAAGGCAATCGAGGAGTACCAGGTAGCCATCGAAAAAGCAGGTGCAACGCCATCAGATGAGCAGATCAAACGCGCTGAGAGATATGCCTCCGCGATTGAGAAGTTAAAAACTGCAGCGGAAAGTGTAGGGCGTGACTTGGCTGATAAGGTGCAGTCCGCCACGCTTCCATTGGTGGAATCGGCTTCGGACCACATTGGCCAGCATCATAAAGGTATGGCTGATGCGTTGTACGCATCGATCCGGGGAGTACTGCGCCGCGCAGCGCCTGGGCTATCGGTCCCATGGGGCATTAGCGGCGCCATGGGCGCTGATTCTGTTGGCGCTACAGCAGAA